GCCTTTTGCACATTCAGAGCAAACTGGCAATCCATGCACAAACAAAATGGATCCATCGAGCGAGACGCCACTATAACTTGCGTTGTAGATGGCATTCATTTCTGCATGAACCACATATTTGTACTTCGTCGGACGATCAGCATACCGATCCGGAGTATCTTGGATTCCACGTGGGAAACCATTATAGCCCTGAGCTAGTACCTGACCCTTCGACCCAATGATAACACATCCGATTTTTGTGGATGGATCTTTCGACCATCCAGCAATCTCTCGTGCTAACTTAAGGTAGCGACCTTTCCACTTATTATCCATTAATAAGTGTGAAGTGCCGTTCATAGACGTGGAGCGAGGCGACGTGCCAGATGAGGTCTCCCATTTCATAATTATTTTCTCCGAGCGTGTTTAGATCTTGCAGAAGGCGGGTTTGTACTATGTATTGCCAGGCACGATCATTCTTATAACCGAAGACAACATCATTGCTTCGCATTTGGACGATGGCATGAAGTTTATTGTCTCGAATAAGATACTGCACAGCATTCGTGCACATGAAATCGGAACAGCCATCTTCGCAATAATGCTGGTGCATCTCTGGCCGAGTATAGATCATTATGGCTCTGCGACTATTTGGATTTGCAATAAGCTCATTTCGTGCAGAATTATATTGCTTATAATTAGTTTCTGAGTAGATGCACCAGCCATAGTTTGAGTTAATCCAGCCATCTTTCGTTGCAACTTGTTTCCAGATCTTAGGAGCTCCGCCAGGAATATCATTGACGTTCAGGGACTGAGAATCATACCATTGAAGTTCAGCATTGATGTACTCGTAATTAAGTTTGCCAAAGATGGCTTCTTCATCTGCAAAAAATGATGCGCCACACAACTCGAGGGTTTTAACGCCACTCTTGTCTGTCACATAGGCACCATTCGTTAGAGCATCTTTAAAATGCTGACGAATATCATTAACTCTGGGTAGTGTCATCATCGCGAGTAGAAGAAATTTTACGGTTGAGGAAGTCACGATCTTTAGATTGTCCATCAATGCCGCCGCGGCAGAATGAAACAAAGAAAGACGAATAGTTGATTAGATCTTTTGCAGAATCTTGGAGAGACTCAAAGTTAGGAGCATAGTTTGCATCATTCTCCATTGCTTCAAGAACACTACGCATACGCAGCACTTTTGTGTTCATGACGTCAAGGATTGACGCAGCACCGCGTGGATAATAATCAGCCTGCCGAATAGTGCTATTCGCATTCTGATAATCATTGGACTTTTTGAGTTGCAGATCTGCACACTCTTGGAGGACTTTGATGGATTCTTTCATAATAAAGAGATAATCATACACTAGTTATAGCAGTTTGTACAGTAAATTGTGGACGAGAGCCAATAAAAGATGAACCATTCCAGTTCCATATTCCATAGAATTCATACTCATCAGAATCCATGGGATTCAAGAAAATGTAAATTCGTCGTGCCACCGGAATACCTCGGGCAATTTTATCTGCCATTCCCTGCAATACGTTCCTGCAATTTGCAGCGCAGGTTGTAACCTTCACGTCAATCGATGTGATGCCATCAGGCTCATACAGATCTTTGTATTTTCGATCATCGTCCACGTAACCTTGCGCCATAAGCCACAGCTCAGCGTAGTGGCCACGTAGGCACTGCTTTAGAATTTCATCAAACGTACGATCCTGATGCACTGCAGGACTCGGATCCTCATGGATCCGTTTTGCCTCTTTTGAGGCGCGGGAATATAACGACTGTTGGTCGATATCGGATTTCTTAAATGTGATAGCGTTCTGCATTCAATACAATCATACACTTAAGCCTTGAAAAGTAAAGCACTAAAAATTACCTAAAGTGTTGATGCTAGAGCATGACACTCTTGTAGGCAAACTCAATGGCACGTTCAGCTTCCACATTCAATGGTCGTTTTTGATAAAGCCTAGAGGTATCGCTATCGAGACCCCGGATCATTTCTGCAATCTGCGATGCGGTAATAGGATATTTGCGCTTCACTGCATTGCACGCGATACTCGACATGATTTTGTAGATCATGCGGTATCTTCCAGAACCATCAATCGATGAGATTGTCTTGTACTCATTGATCAGCTTTTTATTCACAAAAGGACAATCGGTATAGGATGACCAGCTTACAGAGTTATTGTTCAGTTGTTCTTTCCGATGATTCAGAATTTCTTTCTGAATGTTGGATGGAAGCTTATCAATGAAACTCTGAGATGGCTTTTCGCTGAATGGATGCATTGCCATAATCTGGTCTGGATCCATGATCTCACCGGACCGAACCACGATAAAATTATCAGCATCTGGATATTGCGCAGGAACGTAATACATCCGGCTCAGATCCTTGGTCTGCTCATCCGCCATAGAATTAAAATGCTTATTCAGGGCATACCAAAAATGACGAATTTTATCAGGAGGTACTTCCTTGTTCAATTGAAATACGATTCGAAACTTCTTTTTGTCTGGACGAGATGACGCAGTCGAATAACAAATATGCTTATACTGAGAATACACCTTTACTGCATCTGCAAATGAGCACTCATATTCGTCCACATCTAATGCAGCCCAACCACCCCAGGAAGTTACATTGGCATTGGATCGAGTTCCACCTTTGGCATAGACGGCTGGAGAAATGAGAGAAGATGATTTCTTCGTCTCACCTCTTTTAGCTTTATAGCCTGGCAATCTTGAAAGCATGAAAAGCAACTTTTCAAAGTCCGCCCAAGATTGACAGACTACTAGCTTATCCGTCTTATTGTCAAAGATGGAATCAAATACTGTGAGTGAATAGTTCAATCGGTGAAAATAGGTCCAAGCAATCCTACGTTATCTGCGTGAGATGGTGCAGTCCAGCCTTGAGGTTTAATTAGATCTGGAAGACCCAGTGGATTTGGCCGAGACTCTTTTACTCCTACTTGTTTAACGATGTTGGCTTCATATACCGCAGCCCAGGCTTTTTCAGAATCAACATCAAAAGCGTTGAGCGTGCCGATTGCAACAACGCAAAGATCGATGAGTGCATCAACTACATCATCAGCATTGTCTGCTTTCTTCATTTCATCGAGTTCTTCTTGCAAGAACTTAATGCGAAACTCCAGGAAAGCCTTAAGCTTTTCTTTGTCAAATTCACGTACGATTGGATTTACTCCAAATTTGCGATGCATATATTCAATGTCATGTACCCAATTAGTTCTCATAAGTTAATAATAGTTTAGTTGATGGTTATTGTAAACACTTAAGTGAAGAATTCTTCAAGATTCGAGGTTTTCTCCATGGTCCATCCAATGGAATCAAAGATAATGGATAAAGGATCCAGGAAGGTTTTCTCAAACTGAAGCTCGTGATCAATATATCTATGCAGACCCAATTCTTTTGGAAGACCATCCACAAAAGAAATTACATTTTCTTGCATCGGGTTTGGAGTTTTAAGATAGATGAATTTGATCTTATCACCGCTACGAATTAGCTGATGTTTCTTTTGGAGATTGCACTTCACAACTTGATCGTTGAAAAGCAAGCAGCCGCGAACATGGATCGGAGTTCCCTTCTTATAAATTCCACCTTCCTTCTTGTTTGAATAACCTGAAACATCCGATGCTCCACGCGGGAATGCAATCTCCTCAGGTGGCAATGAAATGAAGTTCTCACGGATTTTAACAATTTCACGTTGAGCTTCAGCTTCAGATTTGGTCATAATAACCTCGAACATCTTCTTTAGAGCATCACGGCATACTGCTGGAGTTGAAGATTTTACCGCTTCGATTCCCATAATCTTGATCTTGGGTTTAGCGTATTGAACACCTTCGTTATTGTGAACGTTAAGAATATAACGCTTCTTTGCTGTCCAAATACCACGATCCGCAATTGCCTCACGCTTCATTCCCATACGATTTGTTGGACAGAACATAGTCTTCGACAACAAATCGTATGATGCAGTTAGCATAGGCTCGACAGCCTTTGCACAAAATTCATCCAAGAACTTAACAGGATTCTTAGGACCAAAGTTTTGAACGATTGGATCCATTGAAACATATAATGAGTCAGTATCGATAGCGATAACATAATCTTTGTCTTTCGATTTGAGGGTTTTATTTAAGAATTGATTCACTTCCTTTTCAGCCCAACGGATTGCTAATTGGCCTGATAGAGTTGTTGCCTCGGCAATTCGCATATCGAAATACCGAAAGTATTGATTGCCCAAGGCGCCGTAGAGTGAGTTGAGAAGAATTTTAACTGCAATCTGCTGATTCTCGAGACGAGAGATTTCTCGTTCACATTTGAAATATTCAACCTTGTTACCTTTATCGATCGTCTCGAGACGCTTCTTTTCTTGAAGCATGGCTTTCTTTAGGATAACCCGCTTGTCATAGATTTCAGTAATGATCCGAGGGATTACGCCGATTTTGTCCGTACGGAAATGAACACCATTTGCAGCCATAATGGTTCCGGGCATATGAGGTTCAAATGGCACATCATTCAGGATCACGTCAGGAGAAATACCTGGAGTCGTTTGAGATGTGATCGTCTCGGGCGACATGTTGTATTGGATGATGAGATTCGGATACAGAGAATTTAAGTCGAATGAACAAACCCAATTGTGAAGACCTACTTTTGGTTCTTTCACATAACCACCCGGATAATCACCCTTAAAGTTTTCAACGGATGGTGGGATTGCAATTGCCTTACGGGCAAGATCTCGATAGATGATTGAATCCCAGATTGCTGTGGTTCCAAGCGTATCATTGTAATTCACGCCGCCAATGTAAGCAAGCGTGAGAACTAAAGTAATGAGACCTAGTTTGTCTTCGAGACGATCCACAATCTCAACGTCTTTGATGTTGTAGTCCACGAAGGTTTGATAGTTCTCCTCGTAAAGGTTATGCAGGGAACCATATTCCTCATACGACAACTTTCCATCTCCAAGAACAACGTGTGCAATATGACCTAACTTATAGGATTCTTGATTACCATACGTGTGAGTCGTAAACTTCTTGAATAGATCCATGTAGTCTAACTGAGAGATACCAGTAATCTCGTAGATCTTCATCGGACGACCTTTGATCATGGTTTCTTTGGGTTCTACTTTGCCAAAGGGAGAAAGAAGATTCACAGTCTCCTGACCACATATTGAAATGATTCGATTTACGATATACGGAATATCGAAGCCACGACTATTCCAGCCCGTGATAATGTCAGGATTGTTTTTTGGCATGGCGAACCATGTTACAAAATCCAGCATCATTGAACGCTCATCGACAAATTGACGATATTCAACCTGAGAATGAATTAGCTTTCTGTCAGCGTCATATGGTTTCGTGCCCCATACATAATAGACGTCATCGATGCTATTTTTAACCGTGATGGTAATAATTTCGTGCAGCGCATCTTCGGGCTTTGGAAAGCCATCATTCGACATTACCTCGATGTCGAGGGTGGACACATTAATGACATTTCGATCAAAGTGGATTTCATCAGGAAAACGCTCTTGAATAAATTGGGCAACATAACGCGTGTTTCCATAGATCTTGAAAGATTCAATGTTCTCATAAGGAGCCATGAATTCTTTGGCATCTTTCATCGAATCAAACTTCATGGGCTCAACCGGAGTGCCATCCAGCGCAGTCCAGATGGTTTTCTCATGCTTCGAAGGGAGATACATGGTGGGCTTGAACTTCACACGTTCGGTTACGCGCTTACCATTATCATAGCCTCGATAAAGGATATGCGAACCCCATCTGCTCACATTGGTATAGAATTTCACATTACCATCCTATCACATAATCGGGATTTGTAAATAAAAAAGAGTGGTAACGTGAAAGTCACCACTCTTGTAAGACTAACTAAGAGTTAATTAGTCCTGGATGAAAGTTGAGCCAATCTCAATCTTCTTGGGGCGTTCTGATTCTGGAACGACCTTGGCGAGCGGAATCGAAAGGATTCCATTCTTAAGGTCTGCACCAGTTACCTGAACGTATTCCGACAACGTGAAAGTTCTCGTGAACTTACGGGTCGAAATGCCCTTATGGTTGTAGACTCGATCGTCTTCCATCTCACCGCTAACAGTAAGGACAGAATCCTTTAGCTGAATATCGAGGTTCTCCTTGGAGAATCCTGCAACGGCGATTTCCACCAAGAAATTATCGTCATCAATGAAAACGATATTATGTGGTGGGTATGTATCCTCTCTTAGGGAGACTCTGTTGAGCTCGTTGAAGAGATGGTCAAAGCCTACAAAGGCTGACCGTGGGAACGTGTATGTATTTCCTGACATGTTATTTTACCTCCAGTTATGCAAGGTTATGTAATCTCCGATAACCCCCGAAGGGCATTACCGGTTGATGGCGTAAGTGCCATCAAAGCTATTTATATTACTTCGTATTGCCGATATTATATTTCGGCAATAATTCCCAATTGGCCTTTTCGCGATGTGGGATAATCTTAATCTGTCGTAAAGGTGCTTTATCTTTTGCTTGATCCGTGTTAGATATGGAAACTAAACCCCAATCCGATAGCAGTGTAGAAATGGTGTTTCTACGTTGAACGTCATTTACATTTAAATTTGAAGGCTTACCATCAAGGAGAAATAGCTCCTTAAAATGCACGATGAAATAACGACCTTGTTTGTGCAGAATATGGCAAGACTGGTAAAGCTTATTAGAAGACTTACGAGAAGCAACACCAATTCTGGTGAGGGTCTCACGAACTTTTAAAAAATCATCGGGCTCATTCAGCGTAACTTCAAGCATCATAGCAGGTGTCCAGGCTACCGGAGTTTCGTCGATTGCGGCGATTCCAGGAACTACATCATTGCTTTGATTTGGCTGAGCGTCCACCTTGATAAATTTTAGTTCGTAGTACTTCTATCTGTTCAGAAGTCATGAGAGCCGCAGCAGATCTAGCCTTTTCATTACTAAAGTCATAATATGCTTTGACAATCATTATCGCTTCTTGTTCCTGGGGTTTAGCCCATTTACTAAAGCGCTTCTTCTTACGTATGCTATTTATCAAAAAGTCGAACTGGAGTCGCTTATCCAGATGGTGATAACGGTTCATTTCATTAGCGAACAAGACGGTATCAGAGAAGTAAGATAGTCCACGATTCACCATAAACGGGACATATTGCTTCTCGGAAACATCATCCACCATGATGTCCTTCTTGGTATCATTGATGGAATTTAAGTAGTCGAAGAAGTTCATTTCCATTCAACCGAAGCCATTAGTTCGGTCATGCATGCAACAAGATTCAGTTCGTGGTCAGCCACAAATGCATCCTTGTACTGATAGTCCGCAAGAATTAACACAACCTGAGGAACACTCTGAGGTTGAGCATATTCGATCATGTTGTCATAGATCTTGCGAAAGATTGCTGCAGGTTCTAGATCGAGGTTATTGACCACCCATCCACGCATGGTCTTAAAGTCTTTTGCTTTTAAGGCGGCAACTAAACTGGCAATATTTGCATCGCCAAGATTTGCAAGAATTCCAGTGTCAATTTGACCAGATACGGAATAACGCTGGCATTCGCCAATGACCCTGCGCCAGTCAGGGGCGAACTTAATAATAAGTTCAGCTAGAACCTTTGGTTCATGCTTGATACCTTCCTTGAGGAGGATACCTTCCATACGCTTCATAAAAGCACCAGCAAGACCCGCCAATTGCTTTTTAGACGTATTGAATTCGATTACAGAACATCTCGAATGGAGGGGTTCAATAATACGGTTCTTGAAATTGCACGTCAAGATAAACCGGCAATTAGAAGAAAACTCTTCAATGAATCCGCGCAGCGCAGGTTGCGTGGATTGTGGGTTGAGGTAGTCAGCCTCATCAAGGATGACTACTTTCGGCTTGTCCGAACCTTCGAGCGAGATGGAACTTGCAAATTGTCGAATTCGACCACGAAGGACATCAATGCCGGAATCTTCT